GTTTCCCTACATCTCTCAAGAACTACTTAATGAGCTGAATAACCGCTTCCCAGTCATGGCCCCTCAATATCTTGAGCAACATGATATGCTTATGTGGCGAGGAGGACAGCGTTCGGTGGTAGACTTTCTTACAACACTTCACGCAGAGCAAGAAACTGCGAAATTAGGAGAATGAACTATGTGCTTTGGCGGACCATCACCTGAACCAGCACCCCCACCAGCAGCACCCGCAGCGGTTAATCCGGTACTTACAAATATGTATGACCCAAGTAATCCTGAGAGTGGTATGGCGGCAGAAAAAGGCGCAGTCCAAGGCAAAGCCAAAGGCACGTCACAACTAAAAGTCGATCTCGACCCTACCGTGAGTAATCTCGGTAAAGGTACTGGTCTTCAGATTAATAAGTGAGAACCTGAATGAGCATGGGAACCGCACAAGCGCGTTACCAGCAGCTCGACCAGTCACGACAATCATACCTAGATCGAGCAAGAGATTGTTCGTTGCTAACTATTCCCTCCCTAATTCCGCAGGATGCCCATAACGAAACGAGTGATTTATATACTCCGTTTCAGGGCATTGGTGCGCGTGGGGTGAATAACCTAGCATCGAAACTCTCTCTTGCCTTGATGCCACCTAACTCCCCCTTCTTCCGTTTCATGGTTGAGCCTTACACCTTAAAGGATTTGGCTGAAGATGAAGCGGCGCGAACCCAGATTGAACAACAACTGGGTGAGTACGAGCGGGCAGTTATGTCGGAGATTGAAACGTCTGGCGATCGAGTAGCGGTACACGAAGCAATCAAGCATCTAATCGTAGGCGGCAACGTGCTATTGCATATTGGCCCCGAAAAGACACGAGTAATCCATCTAGACAGTTATGTCGTATCTCGCGCACCTAACGGTGAAATCCTAGAAGTCGTTACTGTAGAGCATGTCTCACCTAACGCATTGGATAAAGCGACTGCCGCTAACATCTCTGGTAAACTTGAAGGTGACGAAAAGACTGTTGAAGTCTACACTCACGTTCAACGTAAGAACGAGTTCTATACTGTATATCAAGAGGTCAAAGGCTCAGTCGTCACTGGCTCTAAAGGTAAGTATAAGAAGAATAACGTACCATTCCTGCCCCTCCGTTTCTCCCGCATCGATGGTGAAGATTATGGTCGTGGGTTTGTAGAAGAGCTTCTAGGTGACCTACGGTCCCTCGAGGGTCTCTCCCAAGCAATCGTCGAAGGCGCTGCAGCAGCCGCCAAGGTTCTCTTTATGGTGAACCCAAACGGTACTACACGTATGCGTACCATTGCACAGGCTGAGAACACTGCCATCATCGAGGGTAACCGGAATGATGTATCTGTTCTACAGATGGATAAGTTCAACGACTTCCGCGTGGCCTATCAGGCTATGCAGGGAATTGAGGAACGCTTGTCACAACAGTTTATGTTGCAATCTTCAGTCCAACGTAATGGCGAACGAGTTACTGCAGAGGAAATTCGTTACCTCGCAGGTGAGCTTGAGGATACCCTATCCGGTATCTATTCAATCTTGTCGCAGGAATTTCAGCTACCTTACGTTAATCGTAAGATTGAGGTTCTGACCAAATCTAAGAAGCTACCAAAGTTACCGGATGATGTAGTTAAACCTACCATCGTTACAGGTATGGAAGCTCTTGGTCGTGGTCATGATCTACGCAAGTTGGACATGTTTATTCAGGGTATGACGCAAGCTCTAGGACCAGAGGTTCTACAGCAGTACGTCAATCTACAGGATTACATTAAACGTCGAGCAACAGCTCTCGGTATCGAGACTGAAGGCTTGATTAAAACACAAGAACAAATCGCCCAAGAACAGCAACTGGCACAGCAGCAACAGATGATGATGCAAGCTGGCCCGTCAGCAATTCAAGAAGGCGCTAAAGCATTAGGAAACTCTTATGTTGAAAGCCAAAGACAACAAGGCGGTGGAGAAGGATAAAGCTGTAGAAGCTAAACCTGCGCCCACACCTGAAAAGAAACCACTG